AATTGGTTACAAGAAAAAATTAATATACACATTTAAGGAGATACCATATGACATTAAAAGAATGATAGTTGATAAGTGTATGGAAAAAGATTCAGGATTATTTTCATTTATTCCTGAGTTCGAGAAATTTAAATCAGAGACAGTAGGTACTGGAAAAGGAGTAGTACCTAAATTTGATGAATTGGGTGAAGCAAAAATTATGAATTTATATGACGATCACATTGTTTTTTCATTTTATGCTAAATCATCAGATGATCCATCTCCTGGAAAAGGAGCAGGAGAAAAAATTCCTTTAGGAGTTATAAATGAATTCTCTGGTTTAGCAAAAATACCTAAGTGGAGAAAAAAGTTATCGAATTTTTGGATCCAACCATTTTCATTAGATAATCATCGTTGGGCTTCAGTTGAAAACTATTATCAGGCATCCAAGTTCAAGAAAAATAATCCTGATTTTTATTTATCATTTACATTGGATTCTGGAACAGACTTATCGCAAAATCCAGATATGGCAAAAGGCGCTGGTGGAAAAACTGGTAAATTCAAGGGTGAGCAAATAAGACCAAAATCAGTAGTAATAGATAGCGATTTTTTTGCTACAAGAGCAGATAAAGAAATGGCTTCTGCTCAACAAGCAAAATTCACTCAAAATGAAGATTTAAAGAATTTACTTTTAGCAACAAAAAATGCGAAATTGGTTCATCATAAACGAGGACAAGAATCAGATGTTTTTGATAAATTAATGATAATCCGAGATAAACTATCTAGAGGAGAATTATAGAAATAGATATTTAATGTATATTTTTTTATATATTAAATATATATATGAGCGATATTGTTGAAGAACATGTTGAAAAGATTGTAACAAATATTGTTAGTAACGTAAATGAGACTGTATCAGATGTAAAAGAAGTTGTAGATAAGTCTATTGCTGTTGCAAAAGAAAATATAGTTGATATAACCAAAATAAATTTTAATCAAGTATTTGAAAACTTTTTAAATCAAAATGAAGAACAATTAAAAAAAGTAAACATAACCATTTCTCCTGAAATGAAAAAGTATTTTTTATTATTATGTAAAGATAAACCTGAATTTTTTAACGATATTGAATCATCTCTTAAGAAAATTATAATGGATGATAAAATTGATACAAAAGATATTCCTGAAATTATGATTTTAGTATCAAAGGTTTATGGAATTATTAAAGGAGATAAGAATGTCCCTAAGATCGACCCATATGAATTAATTAAAACTTTATTACAACAATTGTTCATTATATACGCAGAAACTAACAAGATTCAAAATTCTGAACTGGTTGTAGCTCTCGTAAATATTATTGACGCATCTATAAATTTAGTGAAACTTAAATCTATTAAAGTTCCAAAAGTGAGTTGTTTGAGCTCTATATTTAAAATATAAAATATAAAATATAAAATTGTTAGTTCCAATAATCGCATTTCAAACTAACAATTTGTTCCAGCAGGGTTTTGACGAGAAGTTATTCCATTAGGACAACATCCATAGCGTGTTCCAGCGCATCCTCCAATTTTTTTTACGGGAGCAGGTACAGGAACAGGTTGAACTGGATTAGTGTTTATTACAGTAACGCGAGTTCTAAATAACATAATTAGAAGAATAAAAACCAAAAAAATAATTAAAATAGTGTTAGTCTCCATTATATAATAATTACTATATAATAATTACAAGTAATTAATGTTAAAAAATAATAAAAGTTTAATGTATAATAAATTATGAAACTTACAAAAGAAAGTCACAAGTTATTTTCATTTTTTACTGAAAAAAATTGTTTGGTTCCTATAAAACAAACGAAAAAAACAGATACACTATTTAAAAAATTATTTAATGAAATAAGAAATGGATTTCGTTATATTGAAGAAATAAAGTCTAAATTTGGTCCATCTTTTTATAAATTAAAAATAGACCATATAACTAATATTAACCAAATTCCTAAACCTACAACATTTCCTTCAAATGCCTTTCCACCTGAAATAAGAAAACATATTGATGAATATTCTCTTAGTTTACTCACTTATTCTTTTAGTTTATTTGAAAGAAATATCAAGATATTTTTTTTAACGGAGGACACAAATCCTGAGACTTTAATAGAAAATTACACTAACTATGTAAATTATATGTTAGTTTGGTTATATATTGTAGATCAATATGCTTCAAAAAATTGTTCAAGTGACCTAAAAATATACATTTATCATACATCATTGTTAAAGATTTTACCTTCATCAAATATAAATATATTGGGTGAAAATAATGTGAATACTGCATTTACCAGAACGTGTCCAAAAGACTCGGAAATTGTTATTTTCAGAAAAGAAGAGTGGTTCAAGGCTTTTATGCACGAGACATTTCATAATTTTGGTTTGGATTTTTCTGGAATGAATACATCTTCGTGCAATACAAAGATATTATCTATATTTCCGGTTAATTCTGAAGTCAAGTTATACGAATCGTATACAGAATTTTGGGCTAGAATAATGAACGCATTATTTTGTAGTTATATAAATATGAAAAACAAAAATGATGTAAATGAATTCTTAACAAATGCGTCGTTTTTTATTAATTTTGAGCGTATATTTGCGTTTTTTCAAATGGTAAAGATATTGAATTTTATGGATATGACTTATAAAAATTTATATGAAAAAAATGTTCATTCTGAAAATATAAGAAACACAATGTATAAAGAAGATACTAGTGTATTATCATATTACATAATTACATTAATATTAATTAACAATTATCAGGATTTTTTGTCGTGGTGTAATACTAACAACACTTCTCTGCTTCAATTCAAGAAGACATTATCTAGTTTGGATAGTTTTTGTAATTTTATTGAAAAGAAATATAAATCGAAAGGTATTTTGGATGGAGTTGAATGCACTGAAAAGATGTTAGCACAAGTTAAAAAAACTTCTAAAAAACAAAAGGAGTTGGGTTATTTATTGAGAAATTTGCGTATGACTATATGTGAATTGGGATAATAATATATTTTACACCTTTTTACATTTCAAACGCCGATTATTTATAAAAAAATTGATTTAAAATTATTATAATTATAATTTATATTATAATAATAATGTCAAAACCAGATACAACTAAAACATTTGTATATAAATATGAAGATGAAATAAAAAAATACTTTACAAATAATTTAATTAATAAAGAAATAATAAGTGAAATACCTAATGAAAAATATGAAAATATATTTAAGGATATTTATGAAAGAAGACCAGAAAAATATGAAAATATTTTTAAGAGTGCTAAAGACCAGAAAATATGTCCCAAAAGTCAAATGAGTTATTATTTATATAAAACGTCTTATAAATAATCGGCGTTTGAAATGTAAAAAGGTGTAAAAGTTACAAAACTTGTTCTTTATCGATAAAAACTTGCTTCGATATATTCTTGATTATTTTTTCCTCTTTTTCATAATCATTATCCCCTTTGCCTCCCATGGATTCAATAATAATTTTATTATATTGGTCGGAGAATTTAGAATGATACGTATTACAGTCTGGATGCTTTTCTTTAAATGTTGGTATTAAATTTTGGTTCTTACAAGTAATCTTTCTAACAACCTTATGTAGTTTCTTTTTCTCTTCATCTTTTTCCCATTTATCTTCATCTTTAATATACATGGTTTCTCTCTTTTTATCTGTGCAATGAACCGGTCTTTGAGTAATATCAAGTTCTTTAAGATTTTTAACAATTATGTTGGATATGCCTTCAACGTATCCTAATTCTCCTACGCCCTCCAAATCAGATAATTGTAATTTTATTGAATCAACGAAATCCATAATGTTCATAGCGTCTTTACACGTTTCGTTTAAAAAGAAATTCAGGTTGAATGCTTTGTTATGTGAGTTAGTATTACTAGTAATATTATTAGTTGTATTATTGGTCCCATTTTCTATTACTTTCATCATCATATTTTGTTGTTCTAACATAATATTTTTAAATTCAGTTGTTTCTTTAATTAACTCGGCATTTTGATTAATAAGCATTAAAATTAATTGGTCTTTATCAATTACTTCTACATTTGAGTCAGTTCCAGATGACCCATTACATTTTTTTTTATGTGCGTAAAAGGTTGATGAATGTTTATATGCTTTACCACAACTACAATTATATTCTGTTTTGGAGATTTTTTTTGTAGGATTTAATGTAGGATTTTGTAGGTTTTTGTGTTTAGTAGTTAGTGTGTGTTTATTATATTCACTTTGTTTACAGCATTTATAGTCACAATATTCGCAATAAAATTTATGCGACGTTTTTGGAGATTTTTCGGATGGAGACATTCCTATATTATTCCTACATATAAAAATCTCCTTAATATTTTTTAAAATTAATTCATATAAAAAAAAATTTTATCGTCACAAAATTAAAAAACTTTTTTCAGTGATGAGACCATAAAAATTTTTATGGTCACAAATTTTGTTTTTGAGCAAATTATTTTTAACTTTTCGATTTTGGACATTTTTTTTGTCCATTTTTGAAAAGTTAAAAAAACTTTCCCAACCAAAATCTTTAAAAATTACAAAACTTGTTCTTTATCAATAAACACTTGCTTCGATATATTCTTGATTATTTTTTCCTCCTTTTCATAATCATTATCCCCTTTGCCTCCCATGGATTCAATAATAATCTTATTATATTGGTCTGAAAATTTGGAATGATACGTATTACAGTCTGGATGCTTTTCTTTAAATGTTGGTATTAAATTTTGGTTCTTACAAGTAACTTTTCTTACAACCTTATGTAATTTTGTTTTCTCTTCATCTTTTTCCCATTTATCTTCATCTTTAATATACATCGTTTCCCTCTTTTTATCTGTGCAATGAAGAGGTCTTTGCGTAACATCTAGTTCTTTAAGGTTCTTAACAATTATATTGGATATACCATCAACGTATCCTAACTCGCCGACGCCCTCTAAATCAGATAATTGTAACTTTATTGAATCAACGAAATCCATAATGTTCATAGCGTCTTTACACGTTTCGTTTAAAAAGAAATTCAGGTTGAAGGCTTTGTTATGTGAGTTAGTATTGCTAGTAATATTAGTTGTATTATTGGTCCCATTTTCTATTACTTTCATCATCATATTTTGAGTAGACGTGTTTTGAGAAATCATAATATGTTGTTGCTCTAACATCATATTTTTCATCTCTGAATTTTCTTTCATTAAGTATTTCATAATTTCTTTCATTTCTTGTATTTCATTTGATTGTCCAGTATCTACATTATCTAATTCTTCTTTTGCACATTTCTTTTTATGTCTCCATAATCCAGAATTATCCTTATAAGTTTTGTTACACGTTTGGCAGACAAATAAAGAGCATAAATTAGCATTTTTTTTCATTGACATTTATTGATTTATGATGTTTCATGCTATTATTGTGGTTATCAAAACTACTTTTCTTGCTTGTATAATAGTTACATTTTTCGCAAAAAAATTTTGAGCATAATTTAGCATAATTTTCATTGCTTAACATTGCTAAAGATTGATAATTATGCTTGAGAAAATAATTTTAAATTCTTTTTAATTAAAATATAAAAAAATTTTATCGTCACAAAATTAAAAAACTTTTTTAAACAATGAGACCATAAGAATTTTTTATGGTCTCAACGAAGGATTTTCGCATAAATTATTTTAACTTTTGGATTTTGGACATTTTTTTTGTCCATTTTTGAAAAGTTAAAAAAACTTTTGAACTAAAATATTTAAATTTTACAAAACTTGTTCCTTATCAATAGTTACTTGCTTCGATATATTCTTAATTATTTTTTCCTCTTTTTCGTAATCATTGTCCCCTTTGCCGCCCATTGATTCAATAATAATTTTATTGTATTGGTCAGAGAATTTAGAATGATACGTATTACAGTCTGGATGCTTTTCTTTAAACGTTGGTATTAAATTTTGATTCTTACAAGTCACCTTTCTAACAACCTTATGTAACTTCTTTTTCTCTTCATCTTTTTCCCATTTATCTTCATCTTTAATGTACATGGTTTCCCTTTTTTTATCCGTACAATGAACAGGTCTTTGCGTAACGTCAAGACCCTTAAGATTCTTAATAATTATATTAGAAATTCCTTCAACGTAACCTAACTCTCCAACTCCTTCTAAGTCAGATAATTGTAATTTTATGGAATCTACAAAATCAGTAATATTCATAGCGTCTTTACACGTTTCATTTAAAAAGAAATTCAAGTTGAATGCTTTGTTATGAGAATTAACCGTATTGTTACAATTATTATAAGAATCTTTTTTGGCTAATTCTAAAATTAATTCTTTAATTTCCTTGTTTTCTTTCATAAGATAATCAATTAGTTCGTCCTTTTTATCAGTTTTGTCTGATTGAACAACTAATGTTTCTATTAAACTGCATATTTTTTTGTGGCGCCATAAAGTAGTTCTACTGTAATACACTTCGCCACATTCACACGTCATATTCTCTTTTTTCTCTTTTTTCTCTTTTTTTGTTTCATTTGTTTCATTTTTAACATTTTTGACCATTTTAAGATGTTTTGTTGTCAGTGTATGTCTGTCATATGAAAATTTAACACTTGTATTATAATCACAAATTTTACAACAATATTTTTCTTCTCTTTTTTCTCCTTTTTCTCCTAAATTTGTTTCACTTTGTTTCATACAATTATGTTAGAAAATAATTTTAAATCTTTTTTTCCGAAAATAAAAAAAAATTGTCGTCACAAAATTAAAAAACTTTTTCAACAATGTGACCATAAAAATTTTTATGGTCACAAATTTTGTTTTTGAGCAAATTATTTTTAACTTTTCGATTTTGGACATTTTTTTTGTCCATTTTTGAAAAGTTAAAAAAACTTTCAAACCAAAATCTTAAATTTTTGCACTACATGTGTAGTGAATTTTTTAGACCCTATTTTTCAGGATTTCTTTACATTCTTGTAGTGTAAAACGTGATTTTCTTTAAGTTGCTCTATGTATATTTTAATTTTTTAGGAGTTAAAGAAAATTCATCATCCGTATATTCACACACAGTACAGTATCGAATATGCTTAGATACTTCAGGTGAAATGTCTATTAAATCGTCTACAAATTGGTGTTTACATAATTTTAAAATTTTTTCATTACATACTTTTTTTAATTGTTCTGTATAATTTTTTTTCTCAATAAAAAAATTTATATTATAATCTGGTGCAAACAAATCAGTTTGAGTTTCTTCTGTAACGCACATTTCATCTATGGTATAATCCTTTATACCTTCATATGTTTCAATCATATAATTCAGTTGACTTATAATGTTATTAAATGATTTTCTACAAAATAAATAATACTCTAAACTCATATTGTTTATTTTAATTGTATAATTAATTTTATATTATTTACGTTTTTATATTATTTACGTTTTTATATTATTTACGTTTTTATATTATTTACGTTTTTATATTATTTACGAGTAATTACAAATATAAACTGCGCCAAGTTTCTAGACCATCCGTTTCACGCTTTATTAATTTATCTACGATTTCTTTTGTTACGTTAAATGGAAATTCTACTTTTAATGCCATTTCACCTTCAAATAGATTTGAACCAGGTTTCATTAATCTGTATAAATTTAACTTTGTGTATATAATTTCCAAACATCTTTTTAAATTTCTAACTCCGTCTTCTTTATTACAATGATTATCAATTATATGTCCTATTACGTCGTTTGGAATTGTAATTTCGCCTTCGTTAAATCTAACCTGTTCACGAATTTTTGGAAGCAAATAATTATTCGTAATTATAGTTTTTTCTTTCGAAATATATCCTTTTGTCTTTATCCTATACATTCTGTCTTTTAAGATTGGATTTACCTTTCTCTCATCATTGTAACTAAATATAAATAAGCATTTACTTAAATCAAAATTTATTTCGGTAAAGTATTTATCGTGAAATTGTGAATTTTGAGTCGTGTCTGTTAAGTGAGTAAGAATTCCTGCTATTTCTTCACCTCTTGGCGTTTCACTAATTTTATCAAGTTCATCAAAATATATGACTGGATTCATACATTTGCTTTCAATTAATATCTGAACAATTTTACCCCATGTGCTACCTTCATAAGTATAACCATGTCCTTCTAAGAAACTACTGTCGGTCGCGCCTCCTAGCGCAATAAACGCAAAAGGACGGTTTAGAATTTTACTAATGCCTTCTTTAACAAGCGAAGTTTTACCAGTACCTGGGGGTCCATGTATAGCAATAGCAGTGCCGATTGCTGACGGATTTGTTAATAGTTGCCCAATCATTTGCATGATTTGCATCTTTGCGTCATTCAACCCGTAAACCGCCTGGTCTAAAGTTTTTTGAGCATTTTCCATAAATTCATGACATTTGTCAACGCCATCGCTAATTGAAATAGGTAAACCTTCAAATTTATTAAATGGAATGCGCATAAAAGCATCTACCCAATTTTTGCTCTTATAAAATTCACCGCTTCCCGGTTCCATATATCGTAAAGAATTGATTTTTTTCATAGCGGCAGATTTAAATTCAACTGGAATGTTTGATTCAAGCAATGTCATTCTATAAGGTTTTTCTATGCGGGTAATCTTATTTATTTCTCTTAATTCTTTGATGATTTTTTTTTGGTGTTCAGTATCAAGTTTTTCATAAAAGTTGAAATCATTCATTGTATTTTTATCTTTTAAAATTTTCCTGAAAATCCTCAAATTTTTTGCCTGTTGTTTTTTAGATTTATTTTCCTGTCTTGTCTTTTGTTTTTTTAAATCTTGCTCATATACTTCAATACATTTCTTTATAGATTTATCTGTCGGATTTGCTTGTAATAATGTTTTAAGATGCGTTAACGTTTCTGTATTTATGGTTTCATCTGTTGTATCCGGCGTTGTTTTATTTTTCTCGTCTAGTTCATTTTTATTTATATTTTTTTTGCTGGATTTTTTACTCTTTTTTTCGTCACATTCTTCTTCTGATTCATCGGAAGAAACTTCTTCATCTTCGTTTTCAGTATCATCTTCTGATACTCCGCAATCGGTATCAGAATCATCATCGTTGTCGTCATCGTAATCTTCATCCTTTGATTTTCCACCAATTGTAAATATTATATTTAATTTACTTCCTTTGCCGGAACTTTGTACTCCATATTTTTTCGGTGTTTTTACGTCTTTAATTTTTCCATTTGATTCTTTATCTTCATCTGAAAACTCATCTTCAGTTTCATCTGACAAATCTTCCTCTTCTGAACCGTTATCTTCGTAATCTTCGTCGTCTTCATCTTCGTCGTCTTCTTCTGAATTATTTTTACTATTTTTAGATTTTTCTTCTTCCTCATTTTCAGAAGATGTTTCCCAATTTTCTTCCTCGTCTTCAGACAGTTCAATTCTTTTAATTTTTTTATTTTTTTTAGAAGTTTTTACTTGTTCTTTATTTTCTTCATTAATAACTTTTTTTAAACGTTCACCGGCTTTAATTTTCTCATTCATATGCTTTGATGGAAATATTTGTGAAATATATTTTCTGTATTCATGAATATCAATTTCTTCATTTTCAGAATCGGTGTCGTTTTCATCATAAGATTCGCCATCATCTGTATTACTATCAAAATTTCCAGAACGTTTCTTTTTTTTATTAAGTTCTTCTAATCTCTTAGAACGTCTAATACGTTCCTTATTTGCGGCTGCTTTGCTTTGAGTATCACGTCCCATTTTATAATTATATATCTTTTATTTTTTAATTTTAAGTTTAAATCAATTTTATTTTATTTATAAAAATTCATAATTTAGAACTATAAATAAATTCACCTATTTATAACGCAATAAATTTACAATTTTTAAAATAAAATTGATTTAATAAAAAGAATATAAATCTATTGTATTATAATATAAGAGATGTCTAAGTTTGAAACTTCCAATAATATGTCAGTTAACTGTTCGAGAGTAATTGGAATCCAATTTAGTATTCTGTCACCAGAAGAAATTAGAAAGGGTTCAGTTGCTGAAATCACGAGCAGAGACACTTATTTAGATAATAAACCTGTAATTGGTGGTTTATTTGACCCCAGAATGGGTGTTTTAGAACCAGGGCTAATATGTCCTACTGATGGGCTTGAATATATGCAAACACCTGGATATGCTGGACATATCGAATTAGCACGACCTGTATTTTATATTCAATACTTAACTACTATCCAAAAATGTATGAGATGTGTGTGTTTTAAATGTAGTAAACTTTTAATAAGCAAGGATAAATATAAAGAGGCGTTAAAAATGACTGGAGATACAAGAAGTAAATATGTATTTGCTTTGTGTAGTAAAGTAAGAAGATGTGGTGAAGATAGTGAAGATGGTTGCGGAACATTACAACCCAATAAAATTCGCAAAGTTGGTATTGCTACTATATTTGCTGAATGGATAAATGATAGCGCAGCAGATGCTGAAAATATCGTTATCCAAGTAACTCCAGAAATGATGCTTAAAAATTTTAAAAGAATCTCAGACGATGACGTTTCCTTTATGGGATTTAGTCCTATATATTCAAGACCGGACTGGATGATTTGTCAAGTAATGTCGGTTCCACCTCCCGCCGTTCGACCGTCTGTAAAACATGATGCTCAACAGCGTTCGGAAGATGACTTGAGTCATATTTTGGTAAACATTATTAAAACAAACAAAACCTTACAAGAGAAAATTCAAAACAATGCTCCGGCAAATGTTATTGATGACTGGACTACCGTGTTACAATATTATGTTGCGACGCAAGTAGATAATAAAATTCCTGGTGCGGCACCTGTAGCACAACGTTCTGGTCGTCCTTTGAAATCAATCAAGGACAGATTAAATGGCAAAGGTGGACGTATGAGGGGAAATTTAATGGCGAAGCGTGTAGATTTTAGCGCCCGTTCTGTTATTAGTGCGGACCCTAATATTTCTATTCGTGAATTAGGTGTGCCTATGAAAATTGCTAAAAATATTACAAAACCAGTGATTGTAAATAAAATTAATAAAGCGTTTTTAACAAAATTGGTACAAAATGGTCCTGATTCGTGGCCAGGTGCTAAAATGTTGGAAAAGAAAAATGGCGAGGTTATTACGCTAAGATATTACTTAGATAGAAATTCAATTAATCTTGAAGAAGGTGACACTGTTCATCGTCATATGATGGACGGAGACCCTATCTTATTTAACAGACAACCTACTCTTCATAGAATGAGTATGATGTGTCACATCGCACGTATTATGAAGCGAGGTGATACTTTTAGAATGAACGTGGCGGACACAAAACCGTACAATGCTGATTTTGACGGGGATAGACATATGTAAATAACATTTTGTCCCCAACAGGGAGCGTTAAAAGCGTGCAACTCCCTAGTCATTTATAACTATTATATAAATAATATAAAACGAAATGCTCTTATACTATAATGGAAATTAATTTAGATTTAAAAAATAAAACAATAGAAGATGAAACATACAGATGGGTAGAAATTTATAAAATTACAAATAAAACAAATCAAAAAATATATATTGGACAAGCTGTTTCTCACATTCGTAAACATAACAAATTTGTTCCACACGGAACAATAGGTAGATTTAATACACATATTCAAGAAGCATTAGGCAATAATAATACAAAATATAGTTGTAGAAATTTAAATAATGCTATTAAAAAATATGGAAAAAATAATTTTACATTAGAATTATTATACAATTGTAGTTTAGACGATGCTAACAAAATAGAATCTGAAGAAATTGTTAAACATAATTCACTTGTTCCCAATGGATATAATTTAGTAACAAATTGTAAATCTTTCTGTCCATCTATAGAATTTAGAAAATCCTTATCATCTGGATTAATAAATTCTTTACTAGATAAACGAATAAAAAGAATTATGAAATATAATCTAAATATATCTGATAACTATGAAATGTATGTTACGCCCAAAAATAGAGATAGAATACAATGTGGATGGAGAATACGATTAAGAGATATTGTTTTATCAAATAAAAAAATACCTTCAAATAAAGAATTTGAATTTACATCACAGTTGATTTCATTAGAAGAAAATAAATTAAGAGCAATAGAGTTTATAAAAAATATAAAAGAGTTAATAGATGGCAACATAACCAAATTGCGGGAAACCACCTTAGAGCCTTTACTACCACTCACATATGGAAACATTTGTGAGGAACTCGGTTAATAGCCGAACCCAATGGTAAAAATGTAAAGGATTGGGCAATCCGCAGCCAAGTCCCTAACCTCGTTATGATAAGAGTATGGGAAAGGTTCAGAGAGTAGATGGTTATGGGTCTTAAATGATGGTTTAATCAACCTGATAAGGCTTAAGGTGTATTCCGTCCCATAGAGAAATCTATGGGGTTTGTTTAGATTTATTACCATTTATGGTAACAAATTAAACGATGGAGATGAATTTACATATGCCACAGGATCCAGAATCCGAGGCGGAACTTAAAAATTTAGCGGCGGTGCCATACCAGATAGTAAGCCCTGCCAATAACGCTTCCATTATTGGTATTTATCAAGATTCAATGCTTGGTTCATATCAATTCACAAGAGAGGGAATCCGATTAAACCCTCGAGACGCAATGAATTTACTGATGATGTTTAATGGTGTAAATGAAATAGCACTATTGGACGAACTTAAAAAAGAAGGTGGAATTACAAACTTCGACATTATTAGTCAGATAATGCCCCCGCTTTCAATGAAATATAAAACAAAAGAATTCAAGGATGATAAAGATGACGTGAAAACTTCAAATGCTGTTGTAGAAATTAAGAACGGAAAATATATTCGCGGACAAATGGACAAGAGTGTAATGGGTGCCAGAACAAAAGGATTGCTACAAAGAGTTTGCAACGATTTTGGAAACATGGCATCCGCGAAATTTATAGATGACTTACAAAATGTTATTACTGAATATATGAAGTCAAGTGCTTTCAGTGTTGGAATTAGTGATTTAATCTCCAACCAAAAAACCAACGACGAAATTATTCAAGTAATTACTAAAAAGAAGACGGACGTTAAAAATTTAATTGACCAAGTTCAAATCGGCATATTTGAAAACAATACTGGAAAGACAAACGAAGAAGAGTTTGAAACACAAGTGAATAGTATTTTAAATCAAGCAACTTCAGAATCTGGTAAAATCGGATTAAAAAGTTTGGGTAAAAATAACCGTTTTGTAATTATGGTTAAGGCCGGTTCAAAAGGTTCAGATTTAAATATATCTCAAATGATTTCTTGTTTGGGACAACAAAACGTAGACGGCAAACGCATTCCATATGGATTCGAGAATAGAACATTACCTCATTTCACAAAATACGATGACTCGCCTGGCGCGCGTGGTTTTGTCGAAAGTTCATATATTAATGGTCTAACGCCTCAAGAACTATTCTTCCATGCGATGGGTGGTCGTGTAGGTCTTATCGATACTGCCGTAAAAACATCTACCACTGGTTATATTCAACGCAGATTAATCAAGGGTCTAGAAGACCTAATGGTTAGTTATGATATGACTATTCGCACAAATAAGAATAAAATTGTCCAGTTCCAATATGGTGATGATGGAATTGATACTACAAAAGTGGAAGACCAAAGTATTCCAATCGTATCAATGAGTACGCAAGATATTTACGCACATTATCTTGTTCCAGAAGAATCCGGAAAGATTAAAACGTTAAATAACATTTTCTTGAAAAATGTAATGACGAGAAACAAGAAACAACAACCCGAATTTATGACAAAGACTCAACAATATATTGATTGGATGATTAAAATGAGAGAAGATATTATTAAACACGTATTTAAGAATAAGAGTGATTCTACTATAAATTCTCCAGTGGCATTCGCTTACATCATTAATAACGTCCAAGGTCAATGTAATATAACAATTAGTTCATTGGTTGATATTACGCTTCTAGAAGCACTTGAAATGATTGAAAAATGCTATAGTAATTTAGGTAAGATATTTTACGCGCCGCCAACTGAATTATTCAAGACACTATTTTATTATTACTTATCGCCAAAGGAATTGTTAATAGTAAAAAGATTTAATAAAGCCGCTTTAACATTGCTCCTTGATACAGTTACGGTTAATTATAAAAGAGCAATAGTCGCTCCAGGTGAAATGGTTGGAATGATTGCAGCACAAAGTATTGGTGAGGTTTCAACCCAGATGACATTGAACACATTCCATTTCGCTGGTGTTGCGTCTAAATCTAACGTTACTCGTGGTGTGCCAAGAATTGAAGAGATTTTATCCTTATCGAGTGAAATTAAGAATCCATCTTTAAGTGTTTATTTAAAACCAGAAGATGAAAGACAAAAAGAAAAGGCTCAAACAATTATGTATATGTTAGAACATACAAGACTTGAAGAGATTGTGAAATCGATTGAAATCTGTTTTGATCCGGATGATTTGAATACGATGATTCACGAAGATAAAGACACAATTGAACAATATCGCGCATTTGAAAATATGGTAAAGTCTTGTAATGAAGCATCCGTTCAAAATGACGAGAATGAAAAATCAAAATGGATCATTCGAATTGTTATGAACCCCGAAGTTATGCTTGAAAAAAATATTACAATGGATGATGTAAATTTCACACTTAAATCCTGTTACGAAAATCAAATAAATTGTATTTATTCTGATTTTAATTCCGATAAACTTATATTTAGAATAAGAATGAATGAAGTTATCAAAGCATCATCCAGTAGAGGTGGACAAAAAAAGACAAAGGTCAACCCACTTGATCAATCCGACCAAATTTATGTTTTGAAAAATTTCCAAGATCAGTTACTCCAAAATATTGTCTTAAGAGGAGTAAAAGGTATTAACAAAGTAGTACTCCGAAAAGTAATTGACAATATGGTTGAACATAACGGACTATATAAAAAGCAAGATATTTGGGTTCTAGACACAATTGGAACAAATTTGTTGGATGTGTTAGGTCTAAATTATATCGATAATACAAGAACAACAAGTAATGATATTGTAGAAATATATAATGTTCTTGGGATTGAAGCGGCAAGACATGCGATCTATAATGAATTAGTTGAAGTAGTTGAATTCGACGGAACATACATTAATTATCATAATTACAGTGTATTAGTAGATAGAATGGCCGCTACAAGTAAATTGATATCTATATTTAGACATGGAATCAATAACGACAACATTGGTCCTATTGCGAAGGCGTCATTTGAAGAGACACCAGAACAATTCTTAAAAGCGGCGAGACATGCTGAATTAGACACGATGCGTGGTATTTCTGCTAATGTAATGTGTGGACAAGAAGGTTTGTTTGGAACAGGTGCATTCCAAGTTGTGTTGGATATTGAAGAACTACAAAAACTAGAAGCCGTTAGTGAATATAAACCAGTCAATGCTGAAGACATTATAGATAAATTCTTTGACAATGTTCAAAATCCAGAGGACCCTTGTGGAATTAATAAAATTGCCATTGATAATAATGTTATTACAATTAATGGAGAGGATATGGGTACCGATAACGATTATAATCCAGGGTTTTAAAAATTTATGGTAAAAATTTACGATAAAAAATTTTATACAATACAAAATTATATTTATAATTAAATATTAAATATAATTTAAAAAATATACATATGAAAACATATAGTTCTATAATTGAAAATATAATAAAAACAAAAAATAATATTTTTTTATTACCACCTCAAAATGATAACGTAGAACTTAAATTTAAGATTTTGTTTGGAACACTCTTAGATAGAGATTATAGCGTTTTTAATAAATTTAGTTTTTTTTATGAAATACTACATAATTTTTGGATTAAAGAAGATAAAAAAGAGGTTGATTTATTTATTGATTATTTTTGTAAAATTCAAAAAACATATAATGCGTTAAATAGGTTTGCGTATAATTATAAATGTAAGAAAACCAAATTAGTCGTCAATATTGACATGGGATTAAATGAATTGAAAGAAAGTGATAAAAACGTTATTTGTATTTTTCAAAATAAAGTAAAATATTTGTTTTGCGCGAATGATTTATTGAATATAATAAAAATATCGCTAACAAATACATATATGTTTTTTTCTGAACCTTTAAACATAAAAAACCCTTATAATAATATGCCTTTTAATAAATCAACATTATATAATATATTTTTTTTTATTAAATATAAAACAAACTATTATGAAGAATTATTTTTTAAATTTTTTAAATGTAATTTTAATTTGACCGAATTTAAAGAACAAAATGAATATATACTGAGGGAACATTCAATAAAACATTACGTTTATAAATCAGCACCAAATTTATTATTTCAAGAAATTAATATTATGATTGATTATTTTAACAATTTTTGTTATTTTAAACGACTGCGTAATAAAATTACAATTAATAAAGAATTTCCCAAAGATAAACTAATTAAAATTTTTCAACCATATTTATTATTATATATAATTTCAAATTATGGTTATACAAATACTCAAAAAAACGAAGCCGCAATTTTATTTAATAGTAAGATGAGATTGTTCAATAATTACAATCCCTTATTTGGAAGAAAAAAAATAAAATTTATTTTAGAATATACGTCAGATTTCAAAAGAAAAATAAAAGGAAAAATTATTGAATTTGACGACAATCATATAACGTTTAATAATATTGTAAAACAAAATAAAGAATTTTTAACAGACCATATGAAAATAAATGATAATTCTAACGTTATTTTAACAAATAATACAGATATTTATATGGCATTAAACTTTACAAACATAAACTTAAACGGCGTCACTAACAATGATGAAGAGAAAGAAGAAGAGATAACAGATGATGAAGATGATGAAGATGATGAAGATGAAAATAATGAAGATGAAGATGAAGAGAAAGATGAAGATGAAGATGAAGATGAAGATTATGATTATTAAATATTATATTATACTAATTCAATAATTTAATATTTCTTGGTTACAGTTGTTAAATTTTATTTTTTTTGGTTCTAGGTTTTGTTGGTACATTATTTTTTTTGTTCTTTTTCGTTTTACCTGAATTTACTTTTTCTTCAACTGCTTTTTCTTCAACTGCTTTTTCTTCAACTGCTTTTTCTCCAACTTCTTCTGAATCTTCTTCTATAATGAAAGGTACCGGTTTTTTCTTTCTAGTAATAGGTTTTATAAATTTTTCCAAATAAGATTCGATAGTTTCTTTGTTATCAAATGCTTCCTGAAGTTTATCTCCACATTCACCATTCAGTTTGTTGAGAGAAATAAACGCATCTTTTTCCCCTGAAGTAATCAATTTAAATGTTGGGACTCTTTCAACAGTAAACCCTGGAATAATTATAAACGCAAAATTGTCGCTTCTGTCTCCATGAGCAATAAATATACGTCTAGTGAATTTTGTCTGTAAAATAAAATGTGGAGAAATAAAAATAGTAGGTATTTCATATTTTGTTACAAGTAACCATAAATCAAACGCCGTAAAAAAATAATTATCTGTAAATATTAAATTTGAAAACGATATTAATCCTCCACGAACCTGGTCTCCAAGGGTTTTTTTCCCCTCTAGAATTAAAATATCTACAATTTTATCAATATACTTATCCAAATACTTTTTATATTCTTCAAACAATACATTTTTTACGTTGTTTACTGTAAGTTTTTGACCGGTCTTTCTCTCTATTAAATCTATAATAAAGTTAATCGTACAATAATTAGTATTTCCATATACTATTTCTCCATAATTATCTGGAAAACAAGAATTCCACGCAGTTGATGTAATGTGTGCTTTAATTTTTATACATTTTTCCGTTTTCTCTGTTTTATCGTTTTTCTCTTTATCTTTTTTCCCGCTTATTGAATTATCTGGCAATGGAAATTTATTTTCATACATTTGAGTTATTATAGGATTTACTTCATCATAAGAGATTTGTTTTATATATTTATTTGTAACGGTTGGTTTTAATGTTTCAAAATACTCTTGCGTTAATAGCGATTGAATTAAAATGAGTTCATTGTCTCTCAAATTATAACCAATATTGTTAAACGATAAATACGTTTGAGGTTGAAGCATAAAAGATTTAATTCTGTTGTATCTGATTAATTCATCCGACATTCTACCATAATAAATCGGTTCATTTACTTTATTTGTTATGAGATTTTTTTCAGGAAGAATCAAATTACAACTGCCATTTTCTGTAACAACACATAAATTTGGAGACGCAGAACATTTATCTTTATTTTTAACAACACATGTGGAAACCTCGTTAATTAGTTTGTAATAATTCTCATCACCAATAAATTGGATTTTATTTTTTACCAATTCGCGAAGTAGTGTATCTATATTTTTAAGTTTTTCAGAATAAATAATATATTCCTTTAAAAGTTCATTTTCGATTTTTTCCCTAATTTTAGAATTTTCATAATTATTAATTAAAACTCTTATTGTGTTTCTAAATACATTATAAAAACTTGTCTCCAATTTAATTTTCTTAATGTAGTCCACCCTCTCTTCATCAACGTCTTGACTTGTGGTTATTGCCACTTCACTCTGAATCATATAGTTGTTTTTTTCAGGTTTTGTTGAGTTAATAATATAGTTATCGTTATCTAATGATGGAAGGTTTGGTAGGTCTGATTTTGATTCGATTTCATCTACGCGAATAGGTTGTGATAATTGTATAAATTGATTTGTATTCGTTAAAATGCCTACTACGTGGTCTTCTTCTATAATTTTAAACGCCGGAACGTAAGGAATATCTGCTTCTAGTTTACGTTTTTTACTTTGCTTATGTAATTTATTTAAAAATTGGACTGTCTCTTTATATGTGGTCCATAAACTTAAATCATTCATAAAAACAAGGGTTATATCTTTTTTCAATTGTTCATTTATTGCCGATGGATAACAAGGTATGAATCCGTTTCTGTCATACGGCGGGGGTTCTTCAGCGATGACTCCAATTACCTTGTTATTAAAGTTTAAAACAAACTTTTTAATTGTATATTCATATTTATCCAATTTTTGAATCAACTCATAAAGTCGTAATGGTTTCTTTACTTTATATACATTCGGCATGCTATCTAATGGTTGACATACTAAATTAAAGAATGGTTTAATGATTTCCTTGAAAACTGTCTTCATTGATAGTGAAAGGTGTGGATTTTTTTCTTTATATTCTTTTACAATTAAAGGGAATCCTTTTTTATTTTTTGTATACGAATAAATCGGTTCATAATATTCAGTTTCTTTTAATATTATTATTGTCGGTTTCCTTGCTTGATAAAATTCGGATGAATAATGATTTGTCGGACATAACATTTGAACATTATTTGTTATGTCATCTTTTGGTAAATTAAATATAACCAAATTTACTCCTTCTGGAAATAAAAATTTATTTGGCATGCTTATTATATCCCACAAATACGTATGATCTATTATAGTATCATCATCTTGTAAATATTGAATAAAGTTTTCGAATGCCGATATAACTTTTGTAAAATATGCTTTATCTGAAGGTTTATTCATGTCCAATTTTGAAAAAATTTTGGCATTACTATATTTTCTAATATCGACTTTTTTATTCATGTCAGTAAAATCAGTAACTAAATTCCCATTTTGAAACGTTATAAATGTATCCACATTTAAAGATCTAATTATACGGTCTCGCATTTCTTTAACGTTTAACACTTTAGCATATTTGTTTGTAATTTTACCGTTCTCGTCACGTATTTGTTTAGAAAAGTACAGAACATCCGATATACAAGCAATAAAAGACTGTTTATTGTTAACTTCAATTCCATGACGAAGTAAACACGGATGATTTTCTTTTAAATTAGTATTTGTTTTACTTATGTGACAATCAGCGTTAAATTCTTTCAGCATAATTTCTATTTCAGGTGGTAAATAACCCCAACGCCCTTTATCAAGTGGAAAATTCTGGGGACCTTTTATATAATCATCATTTAAATATTCAGTTACATCCTTTTCCTTTTTTTCTTCTTTTGGTTGTTCCTTTTTCTCGTCTTTTTCGTAACATTTTTTATTTGCAGAAATTCTACCCTCTGTATTGTATTTGTCAAAACAACAAGGTAAACATAGTCCATTTGGATGAGAATCAGGAATTAAACCCGGGTATTTTTTATAATCTTTTTTACCTTGTTTTGGTTCATAAAACTCATAAATATAGTATCCTGGTTTAACTTTATTTTCTCCTTTTGGTAAAACTTTACCGCACGTAGGATGGACCAATTCTTTTTTTCCATCTTTTCCTATAACTTCTTTTAAATCATTCGGGTTAACGATGGTATTATTTTTTAAACACCAATAACGAGGACAAATATAATTATTCTGATGGTTTACGTCTGAACCATATTTAATAACGTCTTCATCCCTTAAAAACCCCCTGTGTTCTTTTTTAATTTTATCTAGTTGGGTATCTGTTAAAATGACAGGTTGTCTTCTGGTGCTTGAACTGCAAGTTCTAGAATATGAATTAAATTTTGGAGTGTCTTCTTTTAAAATTAAAACAGGGTCTCTTTTCTCGATTAAAGTTTCAAAATAATATGGTTTATTTAATTTCATACCGTCAATATCTCTAATATTTTCTTCAACTTCTTCTTCCGAATCAGATTCTTCAAGAGGTTCTTCAACAGGTTCTTCAACAGGTTCTTCAACAGGTTCTTCAACAGGTTCTTCAACAGGTTCTTCTTCTGAATCAGACTCTATAAGAGGTTCTTCAATAACTGGTTCTTCAACAGGTTCTTCAACAGGTTCTTCAACAGGTTCTTCAACAGGTTCTTCAACAGGTTCTTCAACAGGTTCTTCAACAGGTTCTTCAACAGGTTCTTCTTCAGTTTCTTTTTTTTGTTTTTTAGGTTTACCCTTTTCTTTTTTGTTTTTATTATTTTTAACAGGCACGCATGGTATTGGTGATAATTTTTTTTCGGGTTCTGATTCTGGTTCTGGTTCTATTAATGGTTCTGATTCTATTAATGGTTCTGATTCTGGTTTTGATTCTATTAATGGTTCTGATTCTATTAATGGTTCTGATTCTGGTTCTGATTCTGGTTCCACCATTTTAACATCTTCTTTAATAGATTCTTCACTAGAAGATAAACTAGGCATTGACGGTAAACTTTTTTCAGATTCCGAATCAACGGACGGTTCAGATTCAACGGACGGTTCAGATTCGACAGATTTTTCAGATTCAACGGACGGTTCAGATTCGACAGATTTTTCAGATTCGACGGACGGTTCCGATTCGACAGACGGTTCCGATTCTATAGAAGGTTCCGAATCTGAATCTTTATCTCCACCTTCTAATTCACTGTCGTTCTCATCATATTCATCCTCATCATCAAAAAATAAACTTAATGCTCCTTTGGGTTTATGTAGATCTACAGTTCTAAATTTTGTATATTCAACTTCTTCTCCATTTTCAATAGACGGTTCTTCGGATTTTGACACAGATTCTTCTACAGGCGAAATAATATCATCTACAATAAATTCTACTTTGTTATCAGTAGAACATAGTTTTTTAAGTTTTTTTGCGTCATAATTTATACCCTTTTTCTCTTGCGTTAATCGAACCATTGTATCTAAATAAATAGGTATTGTGTAGAGATAATTTATATTGTTAATGTTTTCGGTTGTAACCGTAATAATTCCAGTTTCTTTCTCAAGTGAAATAATTGTTTTAAACCCAGGATTATTTTTTATTTTAATATCCGATTTTCGAACGCCCCTTTCTACTTCTAACTCATTAGCTACTTTCCTTACCAACTCAACCGCTTGATTTCTATCTAAATCTTGAGGAAAATTTTCTAATAATGACTCTATTATTTGGTCTCCTCTTAATCCTTGTTCTGATTTTTCTAAAACAAACGCTTCTTGACTTGTAAATTTGCTATAGTTTGAAACACGTTTAAAACGCAAATTAATCGTTTTACCCTTAAAAGCATTTGTTTCATTAATATAAATACTAGATATACAACCTTTATATGCTTCAATGTCAAGCGGTTTCTTTATTTCTATCTGTGTCTCATATGTCATTTGTTTGATTTCAACATTATTGTCTTTTAAACTATGAAATTTATTTAATTTGTAACCGCTTTGCTCTAATACACTAGCAATTTCATCAATGATTGGATTGATTAAACCTCTAAATATATCGTCAATTTTATCTACGCTTATAACCGTTTTAAACTCGGAATAAATTGTTATATATCCGTTTTCATCAAATTCACAAATTAATGATTGCTCATTACCATTACTTGTTGTTTCTATATAAACTGCCACAGATTTAGTGCGCCCAATATTTTTCATTAATTTAAACACATTCGCTTTCTTAAGGTAAGGTATTTTTCTGCCATCATCCGATATTTTATCGGCATATAAACGATACACATTTTCTTGTCTAGTTGAAGGATTGTATTTAATTAATGGACAATCTTGTGTAGCATGAACAATTTTAAAAATGATTTCGAGAGGTATTTTAACGTCAAACTCCGGTGCCACAATTGCTTTAATATATTTAATCCCTTTATTAACATATTTTAAATCGGTCTTTCTTGAATAATATATCTCATAAAACATATTGATTGTATTAAAGGTTTCACTTGTTTTTTCAGTAATAAATTTTTTATTTGATTGCACTAGTTTATCTCTGTTTTCATGAATATCTTCTAATCCATTAATATTTTTATTATATAAAAATGGAAAATAAATTTTAACGGTTGTTTCTTCAGTTATATCCTTTGTTTGAATGTAATTAAGAACATCCTCAGCAAGACATAAATATATACTATTATCAATAATATCTCCATTATTTAGTAATAAATGACTGTTTAAAGTAGTCAATGATTTACGAGCGGATTTTTCAAAAAATTTATCGTATTCTTCAACATCATATGGATTACATATAAATGGATATTCATTTTCAACAATAAAAAACTTCTGACCCAATACTTTATTGACAATGTAATTTTTATTATCAAATTTCATTTCAAAAATATCGTCAAAAGAATATACTTCTTTTTCTTCTGGTTTTTTGAATTTTTCGCCTGATTCATCGCTTACAATATTTGACATAAATTGGTCCAATCTTAATTTTGTTAATTCAAGTTTTTTATTTTGCGTAAGTGATTGATAAACGGATATAGAATTTAAAGTTTCCAACTTTTGGCAATATAAATAAATTTCATCTAATGATATATTTTTTTTTAATTCAATAAAAATTTTTGCTTTTATAGTTCCAATAGAATCGTCAAAATGAATATATTCTTCTGAAAATTTTACGGAAATTTTTTCCGACTTTATTTGATCGATTTCTTTATCCGTAAAAATTGTCTTAAATAATTCTTCTTCTTTTTCATTTGTTTTTTTCCCATTAAAAACGTATATTGTATTTATTGAACCATTAACAAGTAGTTTAACTTTATATATACGTTTATCTAAAGATGGTTGCTCTGTATTATGTGGATTTATTTGTATCGTTTTTGACATATATATAAATATGTTTTATTATTTTTAATTTAATTAAATACTAATCAATTAACCACAAATCAATTAAATTAAATTTTTCGTTTTAATGGTTTATTTCAAACCAAATCATAATATGGATTATCGTTTATAGTCATACCACAGTATTCTTGAGGATTTTTCTTATAATCTATAGGGTCATATATACCTGCTTGTTTGGCGTTTTCTAATAAGAATTTAAAGTTCTGCCAAAAATCTTGTTTGTGACCGATAGACTCTGTCATTATGTGTGATAGTTCATGTAAAGCAACAAATGTAAGAGTATTAATGTCAATTAATTTATTTCCCTTTTTCGTAGTATTTAAACAAAATGCTAACTTCTCTCCTTTATTTTCACTAAACGCGGTTAATTCGCTTGTTGGTAAGGTTTCACTTATTTTTTTAGGGTTAAATCCTTCAACAAGTCTTTTGGAACGTGGATCATCCGGATGTTTAGATTTCATGTATTCTACCATATCTTTCATTTTTTGAGTAACTTCTGCTAGTAGGTTTGCTGCTAACTCAAGTTTCTCTCTTTCTCTAACGCAATACCTATTTCCGTCTTTTGAAGAAATTATACACTTTAAATTATAATCGTCTGATTGGTAATAAATGACTAAACAAAAGAAAAGAATAAATATTACAAAAATATAAAAAAATATGTTGTGCTTTTCCATATATATCTACTTTTAAAAAAAATAATAACAAAAATAAGATACTTTTTTGTTATTATTTTGTCGCTTTTATACTTCTTGAATTTCCGTTTTAACGTCTTCTTTAATTTCTTCTACGCGGTTAGAAAGGTCTTTATACGTATCATCTGTATCATTGTATTGTAAATTGGTTTTCATATAAGCAGAATAAAATACGTATTCGTCTGTATGGGCTATTTCATATACATTTGTTAATTTGGTCAATATAAATAAAATATATGTAATCAATGACGTTGTTGTTTGAGTTCCGATATAATATTCATTTACTACAATGCCGCTTAAAATAGCATTGATTGCGTATATGAAAATCATACAATAAGCCCCTCTTTGGTAATCCCTATCTATTTCAACCAATTTGTCTTTTTTATCGCCCGTCAAAATTTGTAATGATTTTTCGACAGATGTGTTGTCAGATGGTAATTTAGGGTTTACGTCCAAGTATTTTATAAATCTGTTTTCTCTCTTTATTTCTAAAAAATAAAAGGGGCAAAATGCGAATAGGGTTATAAAATTAAATACGATTGCCACGTTATATAAATCAGACTCCCATGTTAAGTTCTCGCTTACGGAACACATATGGTCGTCGCATTTTTGTGGTATAAATAAAATTAATAAAGAGCAGGATATTACACGGTATAGTTCAATTAACACGCTAACAATTACGCTATTTCTTTGAGAAGCGTCTTGAGTATCAACTACTTTTTTTACTTGTAAAGTATTTGTTGGTTCTTGTTTTACTTGTACAATTTTTTCTACAATTTGTTTTACTTCTACAATTTTTTCTAGTTCTACAATTGGTTCATGATTTACTTCTACTTGAATGACGACATCGTGTTTGGTTTCGTCAAGTTCTTCCTTTTTAACAACTAATTCTGTTTCCATTATATTATATAAAAATATAAAAACGAAAAGATAGTTCAAAATATTTATATGTGTAAAAATAATGAATATAAATATTTTGATATTAATTAATTAGCGGAGACCATAATTTTCATTTTTTTTGTAAAAATTATTGGGAACCAGACCCTAATTCAAGTGGAACGCGCATAAAATCAGGCTCAATTGTGCTCTGGTTCCATGGGCCCACAGACAATTGAGGGTTAGGAGGTTCAGATCTAATTTGGAGATTAGCGTTTCTCAAACTTTGCCCGACAGTATCGATACCAATATGGTAACCAGCCTTAAGCAAGTTAACGTTAGCCAACTCACCTTTACCAGAGGGGTTCAATTGAGCCCATTGACTGTTGCTATCATTGGGTAAAAGTTCGGCAGGGTTTTGAATATTTGGTTGAGAGCATGAAGAAGGAACACCAGGCATGCTAGTTTGAACACCATTAGCGTTAGCAAAAACTTCGTTTCCGTTAGGATCGGCAGGTCTCACGCCGGCAGACATTTCTGCGTTGGTATTTTTATACTGTTGTTGCATTTGAGCATTAGATTCAGAACCAGGCATACCCTTAGCGCCTAAATAACCAGCAAAGACTGTAACTCCATAGGCTATAATTAATAAAACAATAATTGCTCCAATTCCATAGTCATTCCATAGTTTCGTTAAAGAGACTGTCATTATATAAAATTAATGATAAAATAATTTTTAGAATACATATTAATTATTCTAAACATTTGCTTAAAATACTTATAAATGGATGAATTAATTAATTTAATTTATTCCTTTATAATCCTTCCAATTCACTATCGGAAACTTCGTCAATTTCATCATCAATATCACTATCACTATCATTCAAATTTTCAATCATATAAGTTTTCTTAATTTTCTTCGCTTCTAAATATGCTAAAAGAGCATTTTTTTTTGCTATTTTGGCTTTATTTCTTGCTTCTTTATATAATTCAAAATAAACCTGATTTGGTTTTTTAAGTTGCATTGTTTCTAAATTATTTCCTAAAGAAAATTCAAATTTATTAATTTCTTTTAATTCGTTCGGGTTATCATCCACATCCTCGTTCAATTCTTCAAAATCTAAAGAGATACTATCTTCATTTATATTAGATTTATTGGGTGTTTCAGTTTCAATCATAATATCAATAGGTTCTAATTCTTCTAAAGTATTGTTTATTTGTGGTTCTGCTTCTTCCATTTTATCTTTTTCTAAATTAAACCTCTCAAATTTTTCTTCATCGCTTTTATTATTTTGTTCGATAATTAAGTTGTTTTCATCCGTTCCCTCATTATCTTCGATTTCTTCTAAAATATGTTTTTGTTTTTGACCTTGTTCCGTTATTTGCTCAGGTTTTTTATTAAATTTAATTAAACAATTGTCAAATAAAGGTTCATTATCTAAGACCATAACTTGCTTAAGTTCTATTTCAATTTGAAAATTTCTTGTTGTAAACTTAATCCCTTGTATTTCTAAAATAGAGATAACATTCGTTTCACTAGTTACATCTTCCATATTTAAAGCAATCAGGTGTTCATTATAAATTTTAACGGCAGGTAAATTATTAGCATTATTCTTAATGTTCGTTCTTACTAAATAAAACTTGCCAGATTTATACACACGTATTGTAGAACTAAACGCAGTTTCAATGTCATTTTCTTCTAAACTATTTTGAAACCATGAGTCTCTCTTTTCAAAAATTAATTTTTGGCATTTTTCTTCTAAATTTTCAAACCAGTGTATAAGGGATTCAGCATTTTTGTCAAACATTAAGTCGACGTAATATTTCTTTCCAGTCTTAACAAACCCTTGTCTAGATTGACTTTTTATTGTCTGAATGTATAACGGTTTTTTATTATATTCAATTTTAGTAAAATATGCGCCGCCTTGGATTCCAACGGGATGTGCTAAAGTAAGATTTGAAAAATTAAATGTTTCGTCTGGTTCAATTATATTATCCATATTTATTGAAAATACAGAAAAATTAAAATTTATTAACACGCATAAATTTTATAAAATAAATATAAATAATAATTATGAAAGACTCGTTGGTACAGCAATGTTTAGATATATTAAAGAGAGACGATATAAAAAATGAGTTTAAAATGTTATTAAAACCCGTAATAGACTTTATTCTTTATGAAATAAATCCATATATTTATATAACGGTATCTTTAGTATTCTTAATTTTTATAATGATTTTAGCAATACTTGTAATTCTAATTATGTTGTTGCGTAATAGACAAATTTTATCGAAAATTTTTGAGAATAAACAATAAACTAAAATCTGTTAATTAACATTGGTTTAATTTTTTATTCTCATCCATTTATATATGTCAAGACACAGTCGTAGTCACAGTCGTAGTCTAAGTCGAAGTCGCAGTCGTGGTCGCAGTCGTGGGCGCAATTTAAGTCGTAGTTATAAAGGTGGTTCTAATTATACTTCCGCAACTACATATGGTCAACATGTTAATGGTGGAACAAATGACCAATTTGGAAGAGTTTTTAACCAAGGTGGTGATTTTGCCGGTAGACAAAGCAATGTACTTATTGGTGCACAAGGTCAATGGGGTTCATCCCCAGGGATGCCTTCTGCCCAAAACTTGGCTTTAGTCCAAAAAGCAGGCAAGAGTCGCAGAAAGCGCGGTGGATTTTTGGGTGATATAATTAGTCAAGCGGTAGTGCCTTTTAGTCTTCTAGCAATGCAAAATAGATATGGGAGTAAGAAAGGTGGAAAAACCCGTAGACACAGAAGACGTTAAAGTCAATTGCTATATTAAATAAAGCGCTTTTTTAATAATAATATTTTATGTTATATTATTATTAATGAGTTTTGAAAATCAAATACAACAATGGGTTCAAATAGATAATCAACTTAAAGACTTAACGGAAAAAACCAAGACTTTACGAGATAAACGCAACACATTAGAAGAAAATATTACTAATTATGTATCAACGAATAATCTCTCTAACGCAACAGTTAATATAAGCGACGGTAAACTTAAATTTGTAAATACACGAGTGCCTGAAACATTAACCTTTAAATATTTAGAAAAAACCTTGGGCGAAGTTATAAAAAATGAATCACAAGTGAAACAAATAATGGAGCATATTAAATTAAAAAGAAATATTAAAGTTGTTCCAGAAATAAAGCGCTTTTCTAATAATTAATTAATATATAAATAATTTATATGGAAGACACGAATTATATAGGGGAGGACGAATTAGTTTATAGTACAGATGAAAAAAATGGGATTAACTCTGGCGGTTTTGACGTTAAATCTATTATGATGAAAGCAGGAATTTCGCCAATAATGACATTAAACGGTCAAAGTGGTGGAGGTGATATGAATAAAGTTTCGGATTTATTTGATAGTTTAGTCATACCAAACTGGGCGTTAAGTTATAATAATAGAATAATTGGCGGACACGGTAAAGACGTTAAGAACAACTATGATAGTGACGATAATAGTGATGATGAAAACAACGAAGAAATAGACGATGATTTACATGATAAATTATTAGATCTTGTTAGAGAGCACGATATGAAAACGGATAAAGAGAAAACACATAAAGAGAAAACAGATAAAGAGAAAAAAGGCGGAAAAAAAACAAGAAAAAGCGTAAAAACAAAAAAAAGTATTACAAAAAAGAAGAAATAAAAAGAACAAATAAAAGTATTATATTAAATTATACGGTTAATATAATATGTTTTTTAGGGTAATTGAACATTATCACGACCATGAAGATAACACCGCTCAAAATAATAGTGATGACCTGGTTGAGTGCTTTGTTTGTTATGAAATAAAAAATGAAAATAATTGCGTTCCGATAAAACTATATGGGCAAAATTATTATAACAAACGTTGTAATTGTGATGGATTTATACATAAAGAGTGTCTTGATAAATGGTTTCAAACAAATAAAAATTGTCCAATATGTAGAAATAGCATATTTGAAAATATTGCTTTAGACACATCAATAATAAATAACCAGAAATTTGGTCATCTCGTATTTTATTTTGTTTTACTAAAAAAAATGAAGATGTCATTATTTAATTATTTTTCATATTTGTTTTTCATTGTTGTTGTTTTTAAAATGTATTTATCTGTTATAGATAAACATTATTTTTTATATAATCACGTAAGCGATGGATACTATAATGATAATGGTAACAATCTGTTAAATTAAAATGAACCCCAAGTGTCGTAGTTAAAGGGCGAAACCAATATTTGGTCTACTTTGTTTTTCCAGAAATCGACGCGTTTTTGGAAGGCGATGTCTTTTTCTGATTCTGGATATGGTGTTGCTGTTTTCATAAGTTCTTCTTCTTGTTGTGTAATCTTAGGTTTATTTCCATAACAATTTACGCCAAATTTAACCTCTTGGTTTGCTATATAACCTCCATTTACACCAGGTCTTCCACAGTCATTTTCATGTCCTTTTGTTTGTTGCAATTGGTCGTATGTTTTTTGTTGGGTTGGGAATAGCGCTAATTGATTCGCAGACCAACCATAATTACACCATTCGGCGCCGTTATTATACGCTTTTTCTACTTGTTCATAAGTTGCCAAGTCGGATCCATATGCTTTACAAACCGCTTGAGCATTTTCGTAATTATAATAGTTCCCGGGAATGTTGAAAACTTGTTTTTTAAATTTTATTTCTGGAACGGGCGTTGGTTTATATGTGCTTTGGTCAACAACAATGTCGATTTTAGGGTTATTCGTAAATAAATTTTGAATATATGCCGTTATATTTATGCTAAAAAAATATTGAAAAGCATTTATAACAATTAATACAACCAAAATAGCGACTATAATACCGCCCATTATATTTGAACTATTGCCATCAGCAGTAGTAGAACTACTATTTACGCTACTACCGTTTCCTAAAGAGGACGAAAACACATAATAAGCAATAATAATTAATATAATAACAATAAAAACCATTGGATTTAAAACGTAACTATTTAAATAATTATACATATTCACTGGGTCGGTTGTTGATGTTGTGTTTACTACTTCCATTTATAATATATAAATAGTTAAAATAATATATTATAATAAAATATCTTAAATCGTTGATTTTTTTCTATAAAATAAAACATATGCTTTTGGAGATATAATTGATTCTTGAACACCCACTTCGGATACGCTCGTATCGTTAAAATGATACCACTTACCATTCGCATTTTTAACATACGCTGTATAATGCCCGCCCATAACGCCTCCACTGTGATTACAAACTCCGTATAGTTCATATTTGTAACTTTCCTTTTTATATCCAATAACATATTCGGATAAATCTAAATTATCAAAAGGGAATGTTATTAATATTTGGTTTTTTTGAAATTGGGCATTAAATCTTTTAAAATCAATTACCAAAATATTTGGGAACGACCAGAACAGTATTTTTTTTCTTATATTTATCCTCTCTTTGGTTTCTTCATTAAACCATTTATTATCACCTGTTAATGTTTCGCCTTCTACATAAAGGTTAAAACAGTCTATTAGTGATGGCGATTTGTTATTTTCAGGTATAGGTAAATCAATCATAAAATAGGGTTCTGGAGTGGTTTTAATTTTTTCATTTGTATCTAAATTTGTTATTTCTGATACGTGAACGGCGTAAAATAAATTCCAAACTTCCGAATATTCTTTCGAATACATATTTTTAATCATTTCAAAACATTGAATAGCAATCTTATCCGTGTCATTTTCTGGTTTTCCGGATATAGTCATTTTTATTTCTCTCGATAATGAAGTATGAAAACAATCGATTAAAAACAAAAGAAACTCCGGGAGGTCATTTTGAGAATATCCGGTAAACATTTCAAGCCCCTTTACTTGTGCTACTTTCTGAATAGTTTTAATAAATTTACCAGGTGAAATTATACAATTATCGTTCCACATTATTTTTCTTAAATTGTCCCATTCAATAAGAAGGGTTGAATCAGTTTTTCTGTTTAGTTTACTTTTGTATGTTTCTAGGTCTAAAAATGAATTCAATTCATACGTATGTGAGAGAATTTGCATACATGAATTAATAAAACAAGTATTTCCCAAATTTCCCAAGCCACTTAATCCTTTATTTTTATATTTTTCAATATTCATATTGTAATAATATTAATACAATTATATATTTAAACATATTTCACAATATATATTATATGAATAACCATTTAAATCAAGTTTATTCGAATATCAGTAATGAACACCTTTTACTTATAGATATTTTAAATAATATGTATAACGATAATTTGAGGCAAATTAGTAATTTTACGAATTCAATCAATTCTTTAAATGAATCAAATTCTCAAATTAGAGGTTTACTTTTTCAAATACTTTATAATCAATCTAGACGCAATAATAGGAATAATGCGACTTATTTGAATAGTGTGAATGGCTTGAATAATTCAAATAGATTTTTAAATTTTAGAGAGAATCATAGAGACCATACTAGTAATAATCAGAGTCGCACGTTCAGACTTGGAAGTTTTGTTTTGGATAACCCTGTATACAATGATTTAAATACTTTTAGAGGTATTCCAATAAGTAATAGTAATAATAATTCTAATGCGAATAATGCGAATAATACGAATAATCTTTTAAATCAATTATATCGGGCATTTTTAGAACCAGTAGAAATTTATCCTACACAAACACAGATAGAAGCAGCCACAAGACGCGTAAGATATTCTGATATCGTTTCTCCAAAAAATAGAAGTTGTCCAATCGTCATGGAAGATTTTAATGATAATGACATGGTTAGTGTTATAAGACATTGCGGTCATATTTTTAATACGGATGAATTAAATAGATGGTTTTCTTCTAATTGTAAATGTCCAGTTTGTCGTTACGATATCCGAAATTTTAGTTCAACTGCTTCTTCTGAATTTTTTAATAACGGAAACCAAACATCTGTAAATTCAGAGAGTTCAACGTCGAATAACAACAACAACAACAATCAAAATAGTTCTTCAAGTAGAGATGAAGAGAGGTTAATAAATGAGTTAGATGATAATTTTATTGATAATTTTATTAATTTATATAATAGATCAGATAGTTCGGGCAATGCCACTACGCATAATCCTTCTTATTTATTCAGATTATTGCGGCGACATTAACCGTTATGAATGCCAATAACAATAATAATGATCCAGGTTTAACCGGATAAATGCTAACAAATAATATATTATATTTATAAAAATAATATAAAGATAACACTATTATTATATTATTATAGAATGAGCACTAATAAGAGATCAGGAAATAAGTGGACTGTTAAGGAATTTTTGGATTTACAAAGAGAGTATGAACTCTTGGAATGGTCGATTCAAGAAATTGCTGAAAAGCATCAAAGAAGTGTAATTGCTATATTGTTTAAACTTGAAAGCGAATGTTTAATTGATTCTTGGGAGACAGCAAGAGGTTATAGTGTGTACGCGGTAGTTAACGAAGAAGAATATGACCAGGAATCAGATGATGAAGATGAAGATGATGACGAGGAATCAGATGAAGAGAATTTTTGCGAAAGTAAAATCACTAAACTAAACAGACGTGTATCTAATTTAGAAAATAATATGAAGGAACTAACACTTGCCGTTAATAAATTGTGCGATAATATTATTTCCAATAAAACTAGTAACAAGCAATTCTCACAAGATTATTAATAACTAAACGCTTACAAACTTATTATTCATTAAAAAAATCATTTTAATGAATAATATTTAATAGAATACTTATTTCAGAACGGTTTTTATTTCTTTATAAAATAATTATCCAAACTTTTTAAACCTGCCTTCTCGTTATTTGTTACTCTTAAATACTCATCAAATAATAAAGTTTTTATTTCTTTACACCGCAACGAATCCAATTTTTCTTCAAATTTTTCTGGATTATCAAAATACTCTTTTTTTAGTGCGTCTACATCTTTCTTAAATTGTCGAATTTTTGGTTGCTTTTTTTGCATTGTCCATATTTTTTCTAATACTAAAGCATACACTTGTTGAACAGGTTTCATAATTTGATTTGTAATGTAAAACGAGTAATCAATTTTTAATCCGTTTTCTTTAATAAATGTAGGGGTTTCTATTTTCTCACCTTGAAGTGCTTTCTTATTATTTGTAACTATATAGACAAATGGAATTCTATCTCCTGAACTCGGTTTGCTTCCTGGGTCGCGAGCCGTAATTCTATCTGCTAAAACTTTATGCGCAATGGATTGTGGATTTTTATAACCTGAACGTAGCGATTTCGTTATAATGAGTTTTTCCATCGGATATTTTTCTTCCACTATATTTTGTAAACAACTTTTTAAGAAATCAATCGCTTCTTGAATATTCTGTTTCTTCATTAGGATATCAATAATACCTCCATAAATGTCTTTTACTATAGGCGCATTATCACGTCTTTTTAATACGATACCCATTTCCTTTCTTTTACATTTATTTACATCATGCTCATAAAGCATACCAACATATCTTTTTTTAGACAATAAACAAAACGGCATGAATGTTTTTTCATATTCAAAATCATGAGGTGATTTTAAGAATTTTGCCGATATATCACCAATTTGTTGCGCTAATTCAATTGTTATTTCCAATGCTTTTTTACCACGTATAAGTGTTCCGTCTAATTCTTCTAAATTAAACGTATAAAATACAGAATCCGTGTCGCCGTATATATATTCAGCGCGAGTCTTAACCTTACCATAATTGGTCGTATCGCAAATATTATTTCCGTAACATTCTTCAATTATTCTTTTACCGTACGTCAATAATTTACGTCCAGTTGCCGTTGTACACGCTGCTATATCTTTCTCATAAAATGTACTTGTCTTTGCGCCACATTGTCCATAAAGCGAGTTTGCGGTTACTTTATAACCAAGTTGTCTTTGGTCTAAAACATTTTTCATAAAATCATCCGTTTGTAAAGGAATTAATTTTCTCGTATCTTTTCTTGCTTTTAATAATTCTTTCAATATGGAAGGCATAATTGCTTCACCATCACCGGACTCATTTTTAACGGGTTGAGCAAAACGGCACATTTTATATCCACATTTGATTTTTTCGGCGGCGGCTTTCGGATGTTTCCTATGATATCTATAAGTATCATAATTAACGTCTACATATTCGTACCCAGGCAGATTATCATATATATAATTTCCCGCTTCATCTTTTTCTCCCCATTCCTCAACTAAATTACCTGCTAAATCGTATTCACGTGTCCAAACTTTGCTGTCATGAGATAAATTTTCACTAATCATTGAACTTGGATATAAAGAAGCGTAATCATTACATGCTACAGGATTATCTAAATATAAATCACATTTCGGGTCCAACACTATGGCACCTTCGTATCCCTCGTCTAATCCGCCTTTTTCAATCACTGGCATTAGCGTTCTTTTTTCGCGACATTTTTTAGCGATATAACTTGTTAACTTTATTCCTTGACCGCGCATAACAAGAAAGTTTATAGGAACACTGCAAATTTTCGCCATTTCAATAAAACCAGTAAGAATATCCGATTTGTTAAATAAATAATGGACTAGGTTACAATCCTGAATACAATATTTCGCAATTACAGACCTATCATCAGCAGTTCCATTTGTCATTCTAAAAATGTCTTTTGGCGTAACATCGTCTTTCGCTAAACACCAGCGAATTTTCTTTTCGAAATCGGGTTTTACGGTTCCTTCAATGGTAAACTTACCGTTTATTTTATCTACGTTTATTACACAATATTTTGCCCCATCATCGTAATAATCCACTGAATGACCGATTTCTTCAAAATGAATATAACTACCTGTTAATAGACCTGTCATATTCGAAGTTTTAATAGTAGATTGTTTCTTATCGGCATTTGTATCATTATATTGAATTTCCTTTACAAAATCGCCTATAAAATTACCGGCAACATAATCTAACTTATATGAAATCAGGTTGGCTTCGCGCCTGTAGAAATTATATAAATCAACTTGTAGTCGTCCGTTCATCTTAATAAATCGCAAATCATGTTGTCCACTAGCAATCTGAATAGTGCTTTCTTCAATCTTCCATCTTCCGTTATCTTTTGTTCCGCAAATTTCTTCTTTGTTGCGAGATAACTTTAAGAAATCTTCGACGCAATC